CAGATGTTTTCTTCGCTATCTCGCACGCCGTAATTAACGAACCTATCGATCACGAATATGACCGCCCATCGGGCTGGTACTTTGGGAAAGCAGCATGACAAAGAAACAGCGTAATAATAAAAAATTAAGGTCCATGACCGGCAGCAAGGTTGAAACCTTCACGCCAGGGCGCGGAAGCGTGATCACATTTGGCGAACCCGAACCCATCCTTACGACCGGCACGGATTATCACAATATCTGGTATGACAATGAATATGACCACTGGCGACTCCCGATTGATCGCCTGGCGCTGGCCCAGTTGCCGAACCTTAACGGCCAGCACGGTGGGGTACTGTATGCGCGGCGCAATATGGTAGCAGGTGGCTACATCAGCGGCGGCCTGACGCCTGACCAGGTCGAACAGGCTGTCTTTGATTACCTGTTGTTTGGTGACGTTGCTATCCTGAAAATTCGTAACGTATTCGGGGAAGTGATCGACCTGCTGCCGCTGCCGTCACTGTATCTGCGCTGCCGGAAAGACGGCTCTTTTGCTGTTCTGCAGGAAGGGCCGGCGCTTATCTATGACCCGGAAGACATCGTCTTCTTTAAAATGTACGACCCGCGCCAGCAGGTGTATGGCCTGCCTGACTATATCGGCGGCATCCATTCGGTGTTACTCAACAGCGAGGCAACCATCTTCCGGCGCCGTTACTACAACAACGGGGCGCACATGGGCTTTATTCTCTATACCAGCGATCCCAATCTGACGCTGGAAATGGAAAACGAAATCAAAGAGAAGATCGCCCAGTCCAAAGGGCTGGGTAACTTCCGAAATATGTTTATCAACATCCCGAAGGGCGACCCGGAAGGGGTTAAAATCATGCCAGTGGGCGAAGTCAGCGCAAAGGATGAATTTGCCAACATCAAGGGGATCACCGCGCAGGATATCTTTACCGCTCACCGTTTCCCCGCAGGGCTGGCAGGTATCATCCCGACCAATGGCGCGGTAATGGGCAACCCTGAAACCGCCCGCACGACCTATCGCAAGGATGAAGTTATCCCGTTGCAGCGCAAGCTAATGAACGGCGTCAACAATGACCCGGAGATCCCCCCACATTTGCACCTGCATTTTGATGTAGATATCCCGGCAATCACCGCCGAAAAGGGCGAAAAATGAGCGCAATTAAGTTAAAATCATCCCCATTGTTAGCAATGGCGTGCGGGATGGTGAACATGCGAGTTTTTAAAATTAAATGTCCTGAATGCGGCTCACCGGCCATCATTCGCAAATCTGACTGGAAAGACAAAAAACTGGCTGATTTATACTGCGCCTGCACGGAAGTTGAATGCGGCCACACCTTTGTTTTTAACGCCCAGTTTTCACATACCCTCAGCCCCAGCGGGCTGACCGGCAACAAGCTGGTTAAATTTCTGATTGACCGGCTCAAGCCCGAAGAACGTCAATTCGCACTGGACCTGCTCAACGGCCAGCCTACGTAACCGGACAGGATTTATGAATATAAAATATTTATATGGAAAAGCTATTTATCTTGATGACATGATTAATGGTAAATGCGGAATTCGCTTTAGCGACCTTAGTCATTACTCCCGGCTTGAAAATGAAAAGATGCGAGATGATGAGATGAAAAAAATCTTCCTCCTTCCTAAGGACGAGGTTTTTATCGAAATCAATGGATATAGATTAAATCAAAAAGATCTCGCAAGTGATAGTATAATCAGCGCTACGCCCAGGCATTGTTATTGTCTTTGCTTAAGTAGCAGAGGTAATGATGAAGAACTTTACAGGATATTTAACGCTGATATATGTATTGCGTTTGATGTGGATGAACTTGAAAAACGGTTAAGTACATGCGGAGAGAGGTTTAAAGGATCTTATATTATTGGGAAAGATGTTATTTACTACAGCCTTGTGACGTTAAACGGATTGGGTCAATCACGAGAAGAACTAGTATTTTACAAGCCCAATGCTTTTGCGCACGAGGCAGAGTACAGGATTGCATGGTTTTATCCTTTAGATAAAAAAGGTTTCTCAGTGAATGGTAAAACAATTCCATTCAGATTTGAGAATGAATCCTCTCATTTGACTTTTTTCCATAAAGATAACACCCTGATTACAGGTTGTATCAAGGAAGTGTACAGGAAGAGTAAATTATAATAACATTAGGGCGTAGCGCACTCTTTTACTGTTTTTATATTCTAGCTTGGTTACGCAGGACACTGGCAACCTATTCAACTTTTTGATTAACAAACTTAGGGCCGAACAACATCAATTCAACTGATTACTATGCTAAATAGTCAGCCCTGGAAAACAAACCCCGCATCAACGGGGTTTTATAATTAAACTACTTAATCAGCTTAAAAGCAGATTTCATATCTTCCCATTCTATTATTGGTAATTCAGATATTTCAGATGTTATTGGAAAGAAATGATTTCTCTTATCAATTTCGTAGAAATATAGAAGCAAACTCTCACAAGAATCAAAATATTTTTTAATATCACTTGATAACAATTCACTAAGCAGTGTCGAACTTGTACTAGATTTACTGTGTATTATTTCATTTCTAAGTTCTTCAAGTTTTTTAAAGTGCCCCCAAAAACTTTTATTGATAGGAGAAGCGCAATTGTAAATATCAGGTAATATTTTTGATACTTTCTCAGTTGTAGATAACCATCTTTCTATAGCAGACTTGTCATAAACCTCGCTTATACCTTTTTTTGTTAGGCCTTTCGTATATGCATAACCTTCTGGTATAGCTGAGTTACATAAAGCCTCAATAGCTTTGTAGCTAAATATTACTGTCTTCTGAACTTCCTCTAAATAATCGTATACCTCATCAACACCGCGCCCAAAGAAATCATTACTTTTTGTTGACTCCATACATTTAAGTATGCCTTTTCTAATATCCAATGCTTTTTCAAGAGATTTTTTTGCTATGCTCATAGAAAGTGATATTTCATTTGGTCGAGAAAAGTTTATTTTTTTTCGTTCAAGTTTAGCTGATATTATCTCTTGAAAAAAAACGCACTGATCATCATCTTTATCTATACATGCGAGAGGGCGATTCGAGCGGGACATGAAATTAATTCTAAAACCAGATAAGTCGTTAGCGGATTTTGAATAATTTGCAATAGTATCTATAACAATATAATTAGCATTAACATTCAACCCCGTTACATCACTTCCCATGATTAACTCCATTTATAGATTACAGAATGATTGAAGGTTAGAATAACATTAATTATCATACAAACTGACATTGAATCAAGTTTATTAACTCCAAGTAATCCCCCTACAAAAACAGTAAAACGAGAAACGGGCTCTTTGCCGCCCGCACCCGCAGAATCGCGCTAACCGTCGCAACTGGTTGCGTCGGTTAGCGCGATTTAATTCAATCTTTTGGGTGGCGACCTTCCGCGCCCGCCAGCATTTTTTGATACTCCCCGACCGGATCAAACCGCAGGCGCGTGGCATCAATGCCATGGTTATCCCGCAGGCGTTCCCATAATTTATTCACCGTCCGTTGCTCGTCGGGTAATTGACGTGTTATCAACTGGCCGTCAGCGCTGGCCTGATAAACCTTGCCTCCTATTTCCAGTCGGCTCCCCATTAACAGCGAAATGGCCTGAATCTCTGAAATCTCAACCGAATACAACGCCGCATCAGACAGCAGGCTGGCAACCGCAGGAGTAAGCGCAGCCCGTCTGGCTTTTTCTGCCCCCGATCTGGCCTCGGTTTTCTTCACGGCAGAACGCCAGGCGACATCTAATTCGCTTCCTGGCTCATAAGGTGATCCGCTTTGCTGCCTTTTGAATGGCGTTTCACGTAGTCGCCGCATCAATTTGCGCCGCGTTGGCTGGTCCATGTTTTCAAAATCGACGATTTCCTCTTCTGATTCTTCTGTCATCCCCTCCACATCAGGCGAAAAATCGGTGATTTTTTCGTCTTCCGTAGAGTTATTGACAGAACTCCAAGCGTCGCCGGTTGGCGACGGCAAAAGGTCAACCCCCAAACCGGGGCCGTTTTTGGCCTCGGTGGTGACTTTGGATTTGGCGCGGATTTTCCACTTAACCAGGCGGGTGCAAATACGGGAGGCATCCCCCAGGCGCGGCGACCAGACCCCGAATACCTTTTCGGGGATCTCACAATAAGCATTCATTTCATCAGCTGGCTGATAGGCCAGACGAACGACATAGTTTTCACGCGGGATCAAAACACCACCCTGGCGGATGATGTAGGTAGCAAAGCACCCGACATCGGCAGCGGCGCAAACCGCATCCATTGCAGGATCCACAAGCAACGGCGCACCGCGCTTGAAGGTATTGTCAATTTTCTGGCGGGTTGTGATCTGATTGCTCAGTTTGCGCAGCTCGCGGTAAACCGATATGGGCGGCTGTCCGATGGGCTGAAACTGGCGGATGCGGTGAAGTGATGCCCAGGCCATTGCATATTTGGCTGTTTCATTCAGCGGCTTGCCGCTTTCGTCGTCCAGTTCACCGGCCAGCGCATGGCCGTCGATATTCTTCGAAATGTATTTCGCGATATACGCCGTTGCTGACCCTTTCCGTGGGTCCATTTTTTTGGACTTGAAGCGAGCACCGGTGTTGCGGCCCAGCTCGTCGCGGTCTTCCGCAATGAAGTAGGCGCGAAGTATCGCAACCGTGGCTTTGACTTGCTCTTTTGGCATAAATAACAACGCGTGCCAGTGTGGCGTCCCATCGTGATGCGGCTCGGCGACGCGGAAGCCATAAGGGCGCAAATCTTCGCGTTTCAGTTTGGCGGTTGCCCGGTTCCATACGCGGCATAAATAGCGTTGCGCCTGTGCAACCGTGTCGTAGTTCCATTTTGCGTTATGGTGGCCGGACGCAATATTGCCGTGATATTTCGACGGGCAAGTGATGGTCAGGAAGATGCCAACATCGCCACGACTCTGGGCGACAAGCTCCACGCCAGCCATACGGGCCATAAGCTCATGACGACGAATTGCAGGGTTAGACGTGGATTTGTTAATCATGTCCTCAAGCGACGAAACGTTGCCGTCTTCGTCTACCAGTTCATGACTTTTGAAGAAATTACGGTTTTTACGTCGCTGTTCCTGCCATTCCATCAGGCTTGATGCGCTGATATACGGATGCGCTTTTTTATTTACCGCACCAACAGCACGCAACTGGTTTTCGCGCCAGTCACAACGCAAGCGCCAGATTTTGCGCCCCCACCAGTCTGGCGAAGCCATACGCAAAATGGCCGTGCATATGCGCTCGCGTTCCCACGGCGCATACCATGCAGGCGGCACAATGCGAAGCGCCAGCATTTCGCGGCCCAGGTGGCAATAAAGCCAGTCCAGTTCTTCGACGTTCATGTCGGAAACATTCCGCCCCAGGGCTTCGCATTCCGTCCCCAGCATTTCAGCCATGCGGCTGGCGATCTCATTAGCGGCGCTTAGGGCTTCCCGCTTTGTGAAATCAGCCAGCCGTTGCCAGCGCCCGAACCAGTACGCGGCCAGTTCGCCGGTGATATCAGGCGAAACGCCTTGCCTTGTGCGCACAACATCAAGACGCAGCAATGATTTTTTCACGGTCCCCATAAGAAAATCATTGGTGTGTCTGGTTTCACGGTTGGCCCGTAACCATACAATTTTTTTGCGCCAGACTTCGCGAATGAAGAACGGCTCAGACAACAAACGCGCTTCGACACCTTCCGGCGTATTGGCCCAGGCAGCCGCCGCTGCTTTGGCGGCTGCACTTTCCTGCCGGATAATATTTTGTTGGGCGGCCAGTGGCAGGCCGCACGGTTCGTACCTGTCCAGTGACTGGATCAACGCGTCACGGTCGCGAACGTCGTCGGGGTTGTAACCGGCGCGTTTGAAGATGTGATCGATGTGTTTTTTTACGGCAGGATGATGCACCACAGCCCCGGCAAGCGGGGCGATTTTTTTCGGTTCGTAAGTGTACAGGCCAATAGCTGGGTGCGGCGCGTTCCAGGGCCATGCAAAAGCGGTGTCAGACATTGGATGCCTCGCTATTACCACGTTTCCGGGTTATCGGACGGCTCGCAAATATCACAGTTGCCTCGACAATCAAACAACCATCCCTCCTCACATGCGGCGATACCTGGGCAACATTTCGCACAGTGACCACCTTCATAGCGCCCGCAGCCATCACAGACAGGCAGCACGCCGATCACTTCACTGGCGGCCCCCCTGGTAATGGCGTTCGCGCTGACAGAACGGTTGACGCTGATTTCCTGGAAGTTGAAAGAGTGATAAATCTCGCGGGTGGCTGGGGTGTCGCTATTGGACAGGATCACCGGCGAACCAGTAAGGCGGTTAATATCCAGCAGGGCGGCAGCTAACTGGCGATGCTCTTTAATGCCAAACGGGGCGGTATGGTACTGGGTGAAGTTAGCGGTGTCGCTTGCTGGCAGGTATGGCGGATCACAGTAGATAACCGCGTCACTACCAATCATGATTTTTAACGTGCTCTGGAAATCGCAGCACACGAAAATAGCTTTCGTGTCGTTAGCTTTTTCAGAGAATAAACGGATCTGTTCTTCCGGGAAGTAAGGCGGGGTTTTGTGTCTTCCAAAGGGAACGTTATATCCGCCCTGTTGGTTGTAGCGCACTACGCCGTTATATCCGTGACGGTTCAGGTAAAGGAATTGTGCTGCACGAACAATCTTGCCCGTATCTGGGCCGTTTTCGAAAACATTGCGCGATGACAGAATGTCATGGGCGCGGTCGTTGAAGTCATCACGAACCCATTTATAGCCGTCCTTGTCACCATAAGCCTTAAACAGATAGCGGGCATAATCGATCACCGCATCAGGCCAGCGGGTTATCTGGCGATACAGGTTAATTAAATCTGGGTTGATATCACCCAGGATATAACGGCGATATTCAGTATTGAGGAAAACAGAAGCGCCGCCGACAAACGGCTCAACAAGGCAATCAGCTTTAGGCAGTACCGGCAGCAAATCAGGCATAACTCGGCCTTTACCACCGGGCCATTTAACGAGAGATCGAATCATTTTTACTTTCTCCAGGGTGCAAGAAGCCCGACGCGTTAGCGCCTGTTTCTTTTTTGTTGGTAGTTAGTTGTTAATTGACTGCGTTATCTGGTGCGGGTGGCTTGTCACGTATCGCCTGAATTTCGGCGCGTGGTGCGGCGAAGTCCTCAAACTCCCACGGCATTGATGCTGCAAATTCGGAAAGGCGCTTAATGCCCATCAAAAGGCACGTTTGCTCCTTTTCGGTTAGATTCTCGTAAGTGCAACCCAACTGTTTGGCGCTCAGTTTCGGCATTCCGGCTATGTATCTGGACGCATCGTTTGCCAGGATGAAAATCACCTTTTTACAGGCATCATCCAGGCGGTTAAAACGGGTTGCAGTGTCATTCACGCGTGAGGCGTTTAAACTGGCTTGCAGCCTCGCCCGTTGCTCTAAGAACTGGCGGCGGCCTGGCTGCTGTCCTGTCTTATCCATCAACATAATCACCTCCCCGAACTACGCAAAGATGCCCATTAAGCGGGAAAACCAGCGGCGCTTATTACGCGGGCGCGACATAAACGGTACACGGCAGTTTTTAACAAATTGAACATCTGCCACTTTAGGCTGAAAGAACCGCCCGTCCGGGGTTTCAATCCAGCCGCGTTGATGCTGACGGTGGGTGATCTGCTGGCCGTGGGTGAGCAGGCTGGCGAGTGAAGGGCACTGTGTTAAGTCCATGTTGATCTCCGTCATATTGAAAAGATGCCGGGATATAACCCCACGCCCGGCACGTGTTTCCTGTGATAACATCGCTATGCCTGTGAAACTTTGGAGAGTGAATCAGGCATAACTTTTACCAACGCAAAGGAATACAAATGAACAAACAAGAAATGGCTGAATTCTTCGAAGAAGCAAAAGCCTCTCGCACAAAACATTCAGTTAATGATCGCCTGGCAGCTATTGAATTCATGGTCTGTTCAATTGCGGCGGCTCTTGAAGGCAGCGCGAAAGAAACACACCTCAAAACGATGAATTCGTTCTCTGAAAACTTCGACCCAATGAAGGATTCAACCCTCAAAGCAATTGCTGATCTGAATGTTTTAAGCTCTGACTTTAAAGACCTCGCCAATCAACTTGCAGACCAGAAATAAACCCATCTAGACGGCGTTTAATTTCAGCCTCTCTCACGGGGCTGTTCATTCCCCATAATTCAATCTCAAACTTCACATTTCCGGCATGTGTACCGTTGTAATAAAGTCGACTGAGATGCTTTTTATCTACATCATCTTTTAATGGTGAATTCTCTGCGGTAGCATTTTTTGAGGCGTGCAGGGCACGCCATGTGCGCGGTGGTACATCTCGCACTGTTTCTTCATCAACCATCAACTCATAAACTTTGATGCTGTTATCACCTTTCGATACGTCATCAAAAACTTGAAAAAGAAAATTCATGAATTGCTCATAAGTAACACTCGGATCAATGTATCCACCAGTAACCTCTAGCAATGGCGTTAACCCTGAGTTATTTACTACTGAAACGCAGTCCAACTTATCCAAACGGAAAAAGTAATTACCGCAAGGCGTTCTTTTATCCTTAATCCGTATGAATACATTTGATAACGCTGTATGACTATCTGAGAGCTTAAAGATTTTTGCCGTGTCCATTTTATTCAGCCCTGTAAGTTGCTTATGATGGATTGCCCAGACCCAACCACATTAACCACCCTTCCCTAATTTCCTTGGGACGGCTCTCATACGCCATTTTCATTCCGTTGTTCCAGGCTGGGAGGTAGACCCAGTACTCACCTGCCCGCCCTGAAGTTGATTGCGGATCAGTCATCTCAACTACGGGTAGCTTTCCTTTTTCAATCATTCCCCTTACTGCTGCCGGTGTTTTGCCGATCAGTTTTGCAAACTCCTGGTACGGGACAGCATCACTAATACTGACAACTTGTTTGCTCATCTGCTAACCTCGTATCTAGATCTAACCAATGGGTTTCAAAGTTCTTTAATGGGCTTTGATGCACATTGACAACATCTAAAACCACATTAGAGAGTTTCGATAATATTAGAGGATCTTGATAACATGTCAACGCCCATAAGCGAAAAACTAGCGTTAGTTCGTGAGTCTGAGCGACTAAACCGGAAGCAATTCGCTGAAATAACAGGAGTTCCTTACAGTTCTCTAACTTATTATGAGAGCGGAAGAACTACGCCCCCCACTGACGTAACAATGAAAATTCTCCAGCACCCCAGATTTAGCAAATACACGTTGTGGTTTATGACCGATCAGGTTGCTCCCGAAGCCGGTCAGATAGCACCGGCCCTCGCACACTTTGGGCAAGATGTAACAACATCGCAGCACTCAGACCAAAAGATTGGTTAACCATTCACCAGGCGCATCTTTATTACAAAATTTGTTTACTTGTTGCCAAATACAACAAGCACAACAAGTTTGTGAAATCTAAGCGCAAGGGAAAATTAACAGCAGCAAAGAAAACACAACCTAGCACCATTCATTTGGGGGTCTTATGACAATTAAGAAACTCGATGATGGTCGTTATGAAGTGGACATCAGACCTGCAGGGCGCAACGGAAAGCGCATCCGCAGGAAATTTGACAAGAAAAGTGAGGCTGTAGCTTTTGAGAAACACACTCAATACAACCATCACGATAAAGAATGGCTGGCTAAACCGACAGATAAGCGGCATCTGTCTGAATTAACGAAAGTCTGGTGGGATCTGAAAGGCAAGCATGAAGAACACGGAAAATCTAATTTGGGTAAGATTGAAATCTTTACCCGGATCACTGATGACCCTTGCGCGTTCCAGATAACCAAAGCGCTTATTAGCCAGTACAGCATGACTCGCAGAGGGCAAGGCATAAAACCGGCCAGTATTA